TCTATCGTTCCAATAGGTCTATCTGTATGGTTTGGGTCATCAAATCTAATGAAATCGCTGTTTGACAATAAAAGAGGCATGATTTTCTCATACGCTACGTTGATTCTCGTAGTTATTTGCTTTAGAAGGTTGCCTGTGGCTGAACCATTCTTTAACCTAGCCCAGAACTCAAATCTCTGAACCAATCCGTCTAAATCTGTGTCGCTAAATACTGCCATGTTTATTTTTTAATACTCATAATCTCCTAAATGACCTATTTGTATGGTTGGGTCACACCATATTTTAATACCCTTTCTCTCTGCTTGTCGGCAGAACCAATAATCTTCTCCTAATGTTGTAAAGCCATTCTCATGTGTCTCTGTGTTGAAATAAGGCATATCTACCTCATCAAACACACTCATTTTTATCAAAAGAACTGCTGTTCCGATAGCTTTTACTTGAAATACCTTATCTGGTCGGTCTTTCTTCTGTAATACCTCTCCACTTTTAAGCATAACGTGTGTATCTTCTGAGATACACCTTGAATGAGCTACTGTGCCTATAATGTCCTTCTGATGAAAGTACAAGCTCTCTAGCGTGTCTGGTGGGAAAGTCATGTCATCGTCTATGAATAACAGGTAATCACACATCTGCTTCTTAGCCATAGCTGCACAATACGTTCTGTTCTCTGAGATGGTATAGCCTTCTGTAGCTATAATGAACTCAAACTCTACGTCTTTACTATGAGCAACTAAATCCAACAGACATTCAACAGTCTTTGGTTTTATCTGTCTGTTACAAGGTATTCCTATTGCTATTTTAATGCTCATAACCCAACCTCCAAGTGAGTAAAGACTCGTGGGAGGCTGGATATAAGTACTAAGCTACGTTCAAGTCGTAGAGAAGTGGCTTTAGACCTGTTGGTGTTTTGATACCATAGTCCGCTCGTGCCACGATTCCAAAACCTGAAAGAGGTCCTGTTCCGTTTGAAGGGTCAGTTGATAGTACGATTTGTCCCCATGTTGCTCGGAGAATTCCGATCTTGAAGAGTTTCTTTACTCCACAAAATACATGGTTAGCTGTGTGTGAGTTTGAAACATAGTGATCTACACCTAGCAAGTGATAACCTTTGTCAATACCGCTTTTTAGGGCAGCATCAGCAAGATTGAATCCGTTTGCTTGTGCAAATTGTTCTAGTGCTTCAAAGTCAGCAGGTCGCCATACGAAGAAGATACCGTTTCGATTTGAAAGTTCTTCACCGTTTGCAACTGTAACTATACGTCTGATTCCACGCACAATATCATCAATGTTAGTTGATGTTACTGTAAATTGTGTGGTGTCTCCTGAAGTAACAACTCCAGCAGATTCTCCTACGTCAGTCCATGCTGCGTGGTCTGCCAACATAGCTTTTTCAATTTCATCAACTAGAAATATTGAATTTGTGCCATGTCTGCTCGGTCGATAAACACAGGAACCATTTTCTTTGTAGAAACGGTTAGTGTGTCATTTGATAGAGCAAAATCACTGAAAGCATACGCTGTTCCACGTGTACCAGTTGTAGCTGAGTACTCTGTAGACATGTATGGGAGGTTGAAGATATATGTATCTGAATAGATAACTTCTGCAACTTCCTTCCAGTTAGACGGCTTATTTAGACGTTCCTGTAGCTTTACAGCCCAGTCTTCTTTATGAACGCCAGTATTAAATGTATTTGTCATACTGTTTGAATTAAGTTTTTAATATCAAACGTACAAATTATGCGACCTGTTAGATTTATCCCTCAACAACAGATTCCCGAGTAAAATTACCACGACTTGCTTCGTTAGAAACACGAGCATTAACAACATCTACCCTTAGTTGACGATTTTCTGGTACATCAGGTGGCAATTCGCCCTTCTGAATCCAAAAATCAACTTTAGATTGTGCTGGTTCTGTCGCACCTCTAGTTCCGCTTGGAGTAGCGTCTTTCACTACTTTAGCGTCAACTCGTTCCTGTAATTTTGCTTTGAAATAACCATTATCAAGTAATTCTTCCAGTTTAAGTCCACTCTCAACTTTTTGTTCCAGTACAAACTCGTGGTCTGCTTCTGCAATTTCTTTAGTATTCAAGTAAGCTTTCTCTCCATAATCCAATGCGTCTGATTGGTGTGCTTTAGGTGCATCAGACTTTTTTGCCTCTTTCTTTAAATCCCTAGCTTTTGAGGAAAGGTCTTTAATTCGTTTATCTTTCTTTTCCAGTTCCTCTTCTAGCTCCCCTATACGAGGATCTACTTCGGTTTCTGGTGCTTTTTGAGACTCGTCTGATTCCTGTTCGTTTGCTTCTTCAACAGGTTGAACATCCTGCGAGTCATTTTGTGGGTTTTCTTCCATAGATTTATGATAACTATTAGTGATTTTTAAGGGTAAATCATAACCTGAGTGACTTTTTAGTGAGAGTCATAACTCATCAACGGACTAAGATTTAGCCAGGGATTGTTTCGTCAACAACCAAGAGAATGTCTCTGTTTAATTGTCGGCAAAGTGTTATGAGTGCATAATTAGTTGTACCAATTACTACATTCTGTCCATCTGGTTCTTGTATATCCATACCAGTACCACCTGCGAGTGTTAAGTTACTATCACCACTGTTTTCAATAACAATGTCTGCACAGTCTCCTGTTGCTGGAATATAACTTGTTAGCGTACTTGTTGCAGGAAATGTAACTGTAACTGCATCTGTAGCGTCAATAGTCATGTATCGTACATAACCTTGTGAATTAAATAGGTTTCCTGCTACCAATGTACCTGCTCCTGAAGAACTTGTTGCAAAGTGATTTCCACCGCTTACTAATCCTGCATTAAATACTTGTAGGTCATAATGATCTGGTCCTGATTGTGCTCCGACTCTTCCATCTCTACCATCTACACCGTCATTTACTCCAAAGAAAGCGAGTCCTGATAAAGCTAATGCTATAACGACTCCTCCTGTTAGTAATCTATTCATGTTTACTTTTTCTTTGATTTAATAAATCTTCCGACCTTTTTCACAACTTGTGCCTTTCCTTTTCCTACGCCTGTACCCTCAATTTTATCTCTGAGGTTTGGCAATCTTGCTTTTTCTAATGACATATTTCTGTCTTAATTACTAATTTCTAAATGTGACCGTTGTTGTTGGCATAACTCCTGAAGCTAGGTCAAAATATAGACCGTCTTTAAAAGATACGTCAAACACGTATGTTCCCTCTGCTGTACTAGCTGGAAACTCCGCAATCAACATCGTTGTTGTTGCTTTACTCGATGCTCTCGCTGTAGCGTCTGTAGTTGTAGCATCATACAAGTACACAATACCTGTAGCTGCACCAGTGATCATCACTGAACCTAATGTTCCATGTCCTGTCTTAATAACACGACTTCCGATAAATGCACCCCTATCTGCACTTTCGGCTGTTGATGTTGCTTGATATTCACTACTAACTGCAACTGAACCTAAACTTAAATCTTGTACTGTCATAGAAAGTAACCCTCCTAAGAGGAGTGCGACTACTGCTAGTCCAGCTAAGATTTTTGATACTAATATTGTCATATTTTTATCTTACTAATAAATTACCTTCCACGATTTTTCTTTGGCTTCTCTTCAGACTCAACCTGTCCAAATTTACCCAATTTCGTAAATCCTGTTTCTACCAATCTTATTCCATTAACTAATGCTTTAGCAAAATGTCCATATTCTTCAATGGGTGCATTTTCCATGATTGGTTGCGTAAGTTGTGCCATGAAGATATTATTTCCTGAATCCGCAGGTAGCCCTTCATGTAGCTTCCCTTGAAAGTAAACACTGTGTAAAACAACTTTCTGTACTGCCTCAAACTGAGTCTTGTTTTCCACAAACTTCTTCACCTCATCCTTCTCTACATCATTAAGATAGTAAAATTCTTCCATTATGCTGTTGCGTTAGCTTCTAATGTCTTAGTGCCTCCTTCTGCCTTCGCACCTGCTGGTGCTAAATTATCAGGACTATTCAATCCAGCATATAAAGCTGGTGACATCCCGCTAGACTCTAAGATTTGATTAAATGTCTTTGCCACTTCTGGTATCTGCATAGCCTGTAAGAAGCTCTGTGGGTCTCGGATTATTTGTTGGAAAATATTAACAAACTTATCTGTAGCGTCTGCTAGGTTCTTACTTGCTCCTGCAATACTTACCTTTACTCTAAGTGGCTTCTTCTTAAATTCTCCTTTGAGAATCTTGATAAACTTCTTATTTCCTCCAGCAACAAGCTCTTCACGAGTCTTTTGCTCAAACGCTTCTATCATCTCTTTGTTTATCTTTTGACCTGTGAGGATAAGCTTCTTAGTAAGTTTACCTGATTCTACCTTAACAACTTGATCCACAACGAACTTCATCTCGTCTGTAGACAACTCTGAAAGGAACTCTGCTCCTTTTGTTATTTCTGTTACAACATGAGGAAGAATCCAGTCTCTGTAAATTTCCTCCAAGAAACGAGCATACTTACCTTTGCGGTACTCATGTAAACCTTTTCCTTGCTCAACTTGAAGTGCTTGTGCTCTAAATGGTGTTCCTGATGGTGCTGTCTTCCCTAACATTGGATCCTGAGCAGAACCTATAGTTCTTGCATGTTCCTCCCAAGCATTAACACTCTGAACAAACAAATTCATGTTTCGTGGCATTGTGTCTGCCTGTTTCATATCCTCGCCTTCTCCAAGCTCCAGTATCTCTAAGTTATCCATATCAGCCAAACCGTTAGGGTAGCGTGATTTCAACTCAGTTCCGATTCCAAGCATAATTGTCTTTGAAGCAGCGTCTAACATGTCATTCATACGAATAACGTCATAGTTAGTCCATACTTGGTCTTCAAATAGCTCTTCTACACCTCCATAGCCCAAAGCTCTGTTATAAACCTCATCTCGCTTATGTAACTTAAATGGTGATTCTTTCTCCTTCTTAGCAAATAGTGTAACGCCTCGTCTTTGATCTAATTCTGTCTTATAGAAAGCTACAATCTGCATTTGTCTTACATACTCCTTATCGTCTTTCATTTCCCCTGAAAGATAAGATAAAGGTAAAATTCCATGAACTTCATAGATTTCAATGTAAGTACCTGTTGATTTGTTTTCTACTCCTGACTCAGTATCATCTACCTTAGAAAAGAGAGATAATTCTATAAGGTCATCAAGTTCAATGGTTGCTCCGTTAGCTTTGTCTCCCCATCCTACTTTAGCCATTTCCTTCAGTTCAGCAGGGTTCATATTGTGTCTTAGTCCGATAGGAGCGGTCATCATGTTAGTTTGGTCACAAAACGCTATTGACTGTAAGTCAACCCTTTCTGGTCTTGCTCCAGTCATTTTCTTAGCTAGTCCACCACCGTAATCTACCTTACTTTCCTTCAATTCATCAAAAAATGTATCAAGGTCATTCTCTATGACAAAGATATCATCAAGGTATTTCTTTACTAAAAAAGACATAAAATAAGCATCAGGATCGTCTACATAAATAGTCACTTCCTTAGCGTCTATGTCTTCTGCTCTGTATTGGACATTCAAGATAGGTCTTGTAATGTTCTTTACAGGAGTCATCTCATCGTTCCCTCCTAAAAGTCTTCCGAACTTGTAATAGAAAGAAGTCTGAATATGGTCCTTCATACTCCATAACCACCCATTTAGGTCAATAGGCTGAGTATATTCAGTCTCTTGGCTCTCTATATAGTCGTAAATAGTGTCGTTCATCATCGTAATATATCAATTTGTTTTGCTAATAATTCCATTTCCCATTCATTAGCAAAGAGTCTTTTTATCTTCACAGGGTAAAGTCGCCTAGGGAAATGAGCCAGTTTTCCGTCTACAACTGTGTGGATTTGTCCAATAGCCTTTACGTCTTTTGGCTCCTTTATTTTCTTTAAGGCAGACAATATAGATGTCCCTTTACCTACCATAACCCTGTCCTTTATAATCAATCGGACTTCGTGTGTAGGCTTTTTTATTTTCTTTTCTGCCATACATGCATTGTACTATAAGTCAACTAATAATCACTGTGGATAAATGTCTTTTAACAATTATGTCCTTTTACCTTGCTCTGTTACGTCTTTTCCTATTAGTAATAAACTGAGGTACCCGCATAGCCAGTGCCATCTCCCTTCTACGCTGCACATTTATCATAGAAGTCAATCCGTACCTTAAAGCATCCATAAGGTGATCATTTCCTTTCTCAGGCTTACCCATGTCCGCTATACCTTCCTTGTTAACTTGGAACAGATAGTTCCGATACTCCTTGATTAAGTTGGTAGAACGCTTAGTAACGCTGATTTCTAGGTCCTGTACAGTCTTAACACCGTTCCTGACGCTATCAGTACCCTTTTTACACCCAATTATGTTAATTCCGAACATTTTTATCTCAGAAATAGACTTAGGTTCAGCAGAATCAGCTACAACAAGAGCTTTCGGCATATTTTTTAGTGTATTTCCTATCTCCCTGTTACTTTGTTCTAGGAGGTAGTTAACTTCATCTAAGATATACCCTCCGTTATAATAATATATAGCAACAATAGCACAAGGATCAGGATAAAAGCCAAAATCAAGCCCATATCGCTCTAAACGAGCCTCATGAGGTACTTCGTCAACAATCTTCCAGTCTCGATAAATAAGACCCTCCAATCCCTGTCCTATCTTACCTAAACCATAAACAGTCCACCAGTCCTTCCTATGCTTACGCCTCTCAATAGCCTTAACAATACCCTCGTCTAAAGCTTCATTATCTAAATAAGTCAAAATTATAAATTCAGCATCATCTCGCTCAATCCTCTTCTCAGAAGCAATATGCTCATGAACCCAAAATTCTCCTGTAGGATTATAGTCAATCCATATACTCTCCGTAGTACGAACATCTAACTGCTCAAATGTCTCAAAATCCCCAGCGTTAGCTTCATTCATAAATAACCTCTCCCTTCTCGGACCTCTTACCTTATGCGGAGCATCCAAACTGAAAAATTCTATCTTAGAACCGTTATGAGCAAAAGTATAAGTAGATTCACTCTTATTCCACTGGTTAACATCATAATACCCAGAAGTCTCCATAATATGTAAAAAGTCCTTCATAGCACCACGTTTCAGATGGGGATAGGATTCAGAAGTAATAGAAGTCAAAGTAGGAGTTTTGTCTCGCTGAGCCTTATCAATCAAAACTTGGATAATTCCAATAGTCTTCCCAGCAGATGTTCCACCCTGAACAATTTTTATACGCTTATTAAGAGCGTGGATCTTCTTTGTTGCTGTAGTAACTAAGTACATTTATTCTTATTTGTCAAGTCCTATATTTTAAAAAAATGAGAGTAGGGGTAGGAGTCCCATACCCTTACTCATACCAATCGTGCCCATACCCCCCCCTATTCATTGTTTAGCTTAGGACACATGTCTCTGTGGTAACTTACCGTACATACTCCCCATCTCTCACAGTCTACATACTTCTCTTTGCAGCGTGTGTAGTCCTCACCTTGTCTTCGGTTCTTGTTGAGGTGTACACATATACAACAGCCTTGCTTAGGGTGCTCTATGCTCGGACATGACTCTGTTAACACAGCTTCGTCTGATGACTCAGTAGTCTCTGTTACTAACGGTGACGGAGCTTGTGGCTTCTCTGAGGGTGTCTCTGTCCTCTTATGTGCTTTCCTACACCTATCTGAACAGTACTTGGCATCTGCTCTCTTGGCTTCGTATTCTCCCCCACATTTGTTACAACTCTTGTACATATTTATCTGTGACATTAGTTATTAAGTATCTCGGACATTATATCATATCTGTCCGACTTAATCCACCTCTTTGTCCGACTTAATCTCCTTTATCGGTACTTCCTTAGCTTCAACATGCAGTATATCCAGCAGTGGTTTAGGAGCTATAAGTACTACGTTTGCCTTATCTCCAAACTCTGTAGGAGCCTTACGTTTAGCGTAATCCATAGCATTTGCATAGCTCTCTGTAGCCTTTTCGTTGATAGCTTTCCTTACTCTAAACAGTGGTTTAGCCCTTAATCTTTCTATTCTGTCAGCTAATTTCTTATCCTTCTTAAACCAACTATAAATAGTCTCTCTTGATACATCGCAGACATAAGCCATTTCCGTAACTGTAGCATCTATTTCTGCTAGTCCTTCTAATGTTGACACCATTTCTTTTGTTAGTAGACTTTTGTTAGCCATTCTAGTGTGTTATTTAATGTTTACAATTTTATTATTCTCACCCTAGCGGGAGCAACGAACGGTTCATGTTAAGGTGTGAGTTTCACTCACGAATTGTTTTGGTTCTTGTTAAGGAATGTCCCAAACATTCTAGCAGATTATTTTAAGTGCTAACTTGTTTATTCCTTCCCTATTAGATATTCGTGTCATTATTGTAACATACTTTTCCTTTAAGGATAGAGCTATCTAGAGAACAGTTTTTGATACCACGTTTGTTTGGTTACTTTGTCTACTTCAGGTATAGCTCTCAGAGCCTCAAATTTAACGTTTAAGCCTCTTTGTACTACTCTTGC